GCCCTCCTCGTCATCGTCCTCCTCGCTCATATCGTTGGCCGCCGCCTGTTCGGGCAGCGGAGTGTCTGCAATTCCATTCAGCACCGTGCGGATTTCTTCATCCAAAATGCCGGAAATCAAATCAACATTGCCCACCATAATAAGGCGCGGGGCAACCTTGCTCGGCAGGCGGATCATGTTCTGCACGACCGTATTCGCAACACTGCCCCACAGTCTGCGGATTTCGTATACGTCAACAAGCCTGCCCTCCAGCTTGGCAACTTCCAGTTCAGTTTTCCTGGTCTTGACCAGCTCATGCCGCATCTTGGCGTCATCCAGCGATTGCTCCGTTTCGCTTTCATTGTCCACGTTGTACTTCACCCAACGCTGCACGAAAAGAGCAAGGTCGTATTTGCCGCCCTCGCCCTTCACAAACAATTTTCCGCCCTCTGGCAAGCTCATGTCAATGTCATGCAGTCGCCGGTATGTATACCCAGCAATGGTGGCAAGCTCTTTTTTTGTCAGGTAAACACTCATGGAATCACCTGCATTTGCTGATGATGTAGGCGTGTTCATGTTCCAGGCGCTTCATCAGCGTTTCCATAATGCTGTCCTGTACATCATCCTCAGAGCGGTTAAGCGGCATCTGAGGCACACCCAAGCCGACTACGCGGGCAATAGGCAGTCTGTCCTCGCCAACGCGGGTAAACGTCGCTCCACCCAGCCGGGAACCAAGATTTCTGAACGGGGGGTTGCCGCCCTGATGGCTCATTTCGCTGGGTAAGGTGCTGCCCTGGCCCTTGACAATCTTTGCATTGATCTTGTAGCGTCTGCCGCGAGTGGCATTCCATCCGTGCGCACCGCCGCTGGCGTTGAACCGTCCGCCGATAGAGCCGCGTGCGCCGTCAATGGGAATCGAGCAGCTTACACCAAGGCCGCCGCCCCCAAGCTGTGTCTTTGGGCTTCCAACATGACTGCCAACCCAAGTCGGTTTAACCTCGTATTCTTTCGGAAGCTCCGTTTTCAGAATCGTCTTGACCTTTGCGCCGGTTCGCCGAAAAGCCCGGTACAAAAGCTGATTCATTTCGTGTTCGGTATGAACAGCGCGAAGGGCGTCAATCATCGCCTTGGCATCGCTGATGTCCACATCCAGATATACTCCGCTGGCCATGATGTCCCTCCTTTGCCCGAAAATAGAAAATGGGCAACGGTTTTGCCGTTACCCATCTCTTGCGATGTTAGTATCATACCATGTCAAGTGCTGAGAATCAAGAGGGAATTTTGGTTTTGGATAAATTTTATTCCAAAATGTATCGTTCCGGCCAAACCACACTCTGCATGTCGGGTGCTTTCTCCACGCAATCCCTCGCCTTGCGGAATGCCCATTCGGTCATGTTCAGCTCCTCGCGCACCTTTTCGGGAGGCAATGCATCCACATACATCATGATGACGAACGTGCGCATCGTGCGACTCTGAATGCTGTTGATGATCCGCTCGGCCTCCTCAAGCTCCTTGGTGTACTCAATGAGTTGCGCCCGGTGTTCTTCGTTCAATCCCTCAATCGCAACGTACACCGTGTCGAAGCCGCTTGCAGGCCCCTTTCCTCCGGGCATTCCCGTGATGTTCTGCGTCACGTTGAACAGCCTTTCCCGCTGCCATACGCGCCTTTTTTCAAGACTGCTCACGTCCTGCATGGTATACAACACGCGGGACAGCAGCAGAATATCCCGGTTTTTGATGATCCTCGGCTTCTGTGCCGTTTGTTCGTTCATATCGTAGACCCTCCGCAAAAGCGCAAATGTTTTCGCTTTTCATTTCTTGTCCGTCGATGCATCGGTGAGAACCACCCGCAGCAAACCAGGGTGTTCAATAAGTTTCCTGCGCAGCCGGAGAAGGAGAACCAGCTTTGTGATGGGGTAGAAACACATCATGAGCATATGCTTAAAGGCAATCAGGACGCAGGCTGCAAATTCAAGCATGGCTTCTGCTATTTCACTCATGGCGTCCAGCATATCCTCGCCGTTCTGATTGACCATTTCAAGCATGCCAATCTTCATATGGAGTGAAGTCCGAATCGGATGTGTAACGATCTCGCGCTCAAGCTCCTCTGCGGTCGCAGGCCAATTCTTTTTCACTTGGCTTCACCATCCTCAAAGCGCACTTCCTGCCGCTTATCGAATACACTAAGCGGTCGCATCAGGTAAGTAGCTGTCGCGTATGCAAACACTTCCCGTACCGCGTCATTGGCAGACATTCCTTTTTTGATCTTATCCTCAATCAAATCCCGGATGTAGCAGACGGCCTCGGCTCGGTTGAGTGTTGTTGCAATAGACAGGCGACCGGCCAGCTCATATATGCGCTGGCCCAGGTCGTTGTCCGTTGAATTTGCAACCGTCCGAAGAACGCTTGCAAATTCCTCTGCTGTTTCCATCGGGTGCCTTTCTGTCGGCTGCTCTGCCGGTTTTCGCTTTGCGAACAGAAACGGCAGGATGATATTCAAGGGGTTTACCATTATCCCGCCTCCTTCATTTCGCACAGCTCCGGCAGATTGGCCCGCACAAGCGCCGTCGGGATCGGCGGGCATACGGCATTGCCGCAGCGGGCTACCTGTTCGGATTTGGGGTAGGGCTTGCCGTCGGCGTCCACGTCGATGATGTAATCCGGCGGGAATCCCTGGGCGTCAAACAACTCTCGCGGTGTCAGCATCCGCAGGCCGATGTCCACGATCTTGTAATCCTCGCCATGTACCGTCACAAGCCCCATTCGATCCTTGGCCGTGATGGTGGGTGCAGGCAGCTCACAGGAAACCGCATTGTCGCCAGAGCCGTAATACTTCACCAGGAACGCATTCACTTCGCCGAAATGGTTGGTCTTTGCAGTTACGGTATTCAGTGGAGCATCCACCGCTTGCCCGTCGCAGTTGTTATTGAACTGCGTTACGAACGCTGCCGCCATAGCGAATTTATTGCTCTGCGCTACCACAGTCCCCAGCGGCTTATCCATATCCAGCACGCGGGGCTTCTGGCCCTCGCGCTCCCCGTAGCCGGTCTGGATCAGGAAAGGCTCTACCAGCCCGTATCTGTTGCTGCTGTCCACGGTCAGAATGGGCTTGTCTACCGTCTGACCTCGCACATCCTCGCTCTGTTCGCTGTGGTACTGAATCATGCTCGGCGCAATCAGCATGTGATGGCCGCCGGTGGTGATCGTCCCGATGGGTTTCCGCGCATCGCTGCCCACGGCGTTCTCATTGTTCCGCATCAGTACAGGGGCCACAACGCCTGTCCCGTGTTTTGCCGTGATGGTGTCCAGCGGATCGTCGATGTCCTGCCCCCGGAACTGGTCGCCGGAGTGGTTGACCTGGACGATGAACGGTTTGGGGTTGTTGACCACAAACTTCATCAGCCCACGTGCAATGCGCTTCATGGTGTTCTCGGAGAGCGGGCGCACAGCGCGAATGCCGTACTGTTCCATGATCTCCTCGCTGCTGGCGAAGATCGACGGACAGGGCAAGGAGAAATCCAGTACCTCAGAAACAGGAACCCACGGTTTCTTGCTGCCCATCCGTACCTCGATGCTGTCCGGCGCGGCGTGCGTTGGCTCCGGCCATACAATCTTTTGTCCATCGCAGCGGGCAATCAGGAAAAACCGCTTGCGGATCGTCGGCGCTCCGTAGTCGCATGCGTGAAGCAAATGCGTTTCAACGTGATACCCTTCCCTTTGAAGGTGACGGATAAATTTACGGTACGTTTCACCAGCTCGTTTGGGGTCTGGCCTGTTGTTCTTCTTGAGTGGCCCCCAGCTCTGAAATTCCTCGACGTTTTCCAGCATGATTACGCGCGGATGTACGCGCCGCGCCCACTTCACCGCCACCCAGGCAAGGCCGCGGATGTTCTTATCCACAGGCTTTCCGCCCTTGGCTTTGGAATGGTGCTTGCAGTCCGGTGAAAACCAGGCAAGCGCTACCGGGCGACCGGCGCATGCCTCCACAGGATCAACAGCCCACACATCCTCAATGTAATGCTCTGTCATCGGGTGGTTTGCCCGGTGCATGGCAATGGCTGCCGGATCGTGATTGATGGCAATGTCCACACTGCGGCCAATGGCAATCTCAATGCCGGTGGAAGCGCCGCCGCCACCGGCGAAGTTGTCCACTACGATCTCGTTCATCTGCCAGCCTCCGGCGGCATAATACCCGCATCCTCGTACATCTTAAGCCGGTTCCTGATGGCGCTGTAACCGCACAACGCGGCGTATGTATCGGCATAGGGGCAGCATTCAAAAACGCAATCGCACAGGAACTCGTCCTTCTGTTCCGGCGTACCACCAGCTACGCTGGTACACATTTCGCAACCGCTCTGGCTGCACATGCCAAGCACAAAGTCCTGGATCATCATGCCGTTTTCACCGTGCCGGATATAGGCCCATCCGTCCACGTTATAGAGCATGTTTCGCATGGTTTCCACATTGTTCTTGGGGTTATCCGTTGTCAGTCTGTCCATAATGGCCCTCCCGTTCAATTACTTTTTCAAGCAGCGCCTCGCCGATTCCGTGCAGCGCC